GTTTAATTCGTTATTTTTGAGAAAAAAAAGCAATACAAATGGCATCAATCATTGATACATTCAAACAATCCATTGCCAAAGCATTATCAAGCGGCACAAACGAGGCATACAATAAACTGATATACACGTGGCTAGGCACGAATATCATAATGAATGAGGATAATGATTCCACATACATTCGTGATGGTTATCAACGTAATGCCACAATTTATTCAATCATTAACCTGATTGTTAAGGCAGCCACAACAATCCCTGTTTCTGTTTATCGTGTCACAAACGAAGGCACAGCAAAGCAATACAAGGCAATGACATCAGGTGTAATGGATGGCCCTGCAATATACAAGGCCAACATATTACGCAAAAGAGCATTTGAGGAAATCAAAGATTCGGATTTAGAGGCATTATTAATGCGACCAAACCCAGAACAATCATTTTCAGCGTGGTTGGGTGAAATCGTTGCATTTGGTAAACTAACCGGAAACCGTTACATCTACGGCATCGGGCCAGATTCAGGGCCAAACGCAGGCAAATTTACCGAGTTGTACAATTTACCATCACAATTAGTTGAAATCGTCTCAGGTGGTGTGATGGAGCCGGTGGCAGGGTACAAAATCCAATACAATTCAATGATTGAGGTTGCACCTGAATACATTTGCCACATCAAAGATTTTAATCCGGATTACGACAGCAGCGGTTCAAACCTATATGGCCAATCACCCTTACGTGCCGGCCTGCGTGTTTTATCGGCCAACAATGAAGCCGTAACCACCGGATTAAAATATTTACAGAATCAAACATCACGTGGTATGTTGATTTCAAAGGATGGCAATTTGACTGAGGTGCAAGCACAGGCACTAAAAGACAAATTCCGAAAAAATTATCAAGGTGCAGGGAACGCAGGTGATGTGATTATCACACCAAAGGATTTGAGTTGGGTGAATTTCGGTTTGTCAGCATCTGATTTGTCATTGATTGAGCAATACAATGGAACGGTGAAGGATTTGTGTAATTTATACAACATCCCTGTGCAGTTGCTAAATAACACAGATGCATCCACATATAACAATATGAAGGAAGCTAAAAAGGCATTATATCAAAATGCCGTGATTCCTGAATTAATCAAGATACGTGATGAATTAAACAGATGGTTAGCACCAAAGTACGGCAAAGAATATTTCATTGATTTCGATTTCACCGTGATCAGCGAAATGCAAGAGGAGGTTGACAAATTGGTATCGCAATTAGCAGCAGCGTGGTGGGTTACACCAAACGAAAAACGTGATGCAATGAATTACGCTACGGACAAAGAAAATGCGTTTATGGATGATTATTTCATCCCGGCTAATTTAATGGCACAGAATCCATCAATGACATCATTGGAGAATCCAAAATCATTGGATATTCAGTATTCAACAAAGGCGGCATCAAATGAAATGTATGATGACTATCCAAAGAAAGCATCATTGAATGCACAAAAGATGTTGGATTGGAAACAGGAATACCCGGATGAAATTCGTGGAGGCACAGAAATTGGTTGGACACGTGCAAGACAATTAGCAAACCGTGATGAAATCAGCCGTGACATTATAAGCAGAATGGCGCAATTTAATCGCCATCGCCAAAACGCAACGATTGCAGATGAATATAAAGATACCCCGTGGAAGGATGCAGGATATGTGGCTTGGAATTTATGGGGCGGAACTGAGGGTGTTGATTGGGCAATCAAGAAAATAAAGGAAATAGATGCCGTTACCGAATCCTAATAATGGCGAAAGCCAAAATGATTTTATGGCCCGTTGTGTTGTTGATCCTAATATTGTCAATGATTTTGGCACTATTGATCAGCGTGTGGCGGTGTGTAGCAATCTATTTAATCCACAGAAAGAAACAAAGGCGCAGAAAGATTGGGAAAACGATTTTGAAAACCAATTGACCAAAGCGGAACGCATATCAGTTCGTGATTTTACGGAGTTTTACAAGGCCGAATACAATGATGCCATTGACCTATTTTTAAGAGTTAAGGCAATGACACCGGCAACAGCACAAGGGTTTTTTCAAGACAGCAAATATGTTGGAATGTACGAGGGGATGTATTCAAAAATAGGTTTACAATTTGCAAATTGGTATTCTAAAAACGTGCAGAAATATATGCCAAAAGCCGATCCGGCTAATATGCAATCTATTTGGGCGAACGCATTTGCATTTATGGGGAATCAGGTGGCAGGGCAACGTGTCACGTTAGTATCGGCAACAGCACAGGCAACATTGACAAATACAATTCGCCAATTTATGTCCGATCCTGTTTTTATGTCATCTGGGGAGGTTGTACAATCAAAAATGTTGCGACAAAAATTTGATGGGTTGGCTGATTATCAAGCACGTAGAATTGTTAGAACGGAGGCAACAAACGCAGCCAATTATGCAACAGAACAGGCAGCGGTCAATTTGTTTGCCGGTCAGGATTTAACTAAAACGTGGCGATCTGGATTTGATGCAAGGGTGCGAGATGCACACAGGGCAGCCAATGGACAGGTTGTTCCATTTAATAGCAAATTTTCGGTTGGTGGGGAGTCATTACAAAGGCCGGGCGATCCTAATGGATCAGCAAGCAATGTAATCAATTGCCGTTGTTCAATGATTGTATTGCCAAAGGCAAATGCAAACACAATTGGTGAGCCAATCACAGACATTGGATTTGGTATTGCACAGGCAACCATAATTGATGCAATTAATAGTGCTGAAATAATAACAGGTGCAACAGGTGCAATTGTGGCTGAGGAAAATTTGGGCGGATAAAATTAATTTTTGTATTCCGTTTTCTAATTAGCAATTTGACTAATTTTGAGCAAAAGAAAGGTTATGATTTACAAACAAACATCCATTGGGATTGATGACATTGATGAGGCAAACGGTATTGTTTCTGGATATGGTTCAATTTTCGGCAATATTGATTCAGATAATGACATCATTTTGCAAGGTGCATACACCAAAACATTATCTGAAAACGGATCACGTGTAAGATATTGCAACCAACACAGAATCGATCAGCCATTAGGTAAATTCACAGAATTACGTGAGGATGGCACAGGATTGTATTTTGTTGCGGAAGTCCCAAAAACACGAATGGGTGAGGACATTTTGTTGTTGATGAAAAATGGTGTGATCACGGAAAATTCCGTTGGTATTATGCCCATTGTAAAGAATTACAGACAGGATGGTGTGCGTGAATTGAAAGAAGTAAAGTTGTACGAAATTTCTTGCGTTACATTAGCCGCAAACCCAATGGCATTGATTACAGATGCAAAGGGTGAAATCAATCAGGAGTTATTGGCAAAACGTTTTGATGTTTTAGCCAAAATGATAAAAAAAGAAAACGTATCCGATGAATTAGGGTATGCAATCGAAGGTGAGTTGATGAAATTAAAATCATTGTTTATTGATGTTACCACACGGCCGGCAAAAATTGTCACCGTGCCGGAAGTTAAACAGGTTGAGATTTCCGAAATATTTTCATATTTAAACAAACAAATTAAGTCAAAATAAGATGACAGAAGAAATCAAAAATCAATTAGATGAATTGAATTCAGCTATTGATAGCCGTATCGCAAAAGCGGAAGGCCAAGCAGTTGCATCAGCAACAGGAAAAGCGGATGAGTTATTAAAATCCGAAATCAAGAATTTAGAAACTAAATTCACAGAAATCCACAGCCGTATTGATGCAGCAGAAGTTGCAGCAAAGAAAACAGCATCAGGAGCAAACGCACAATCATTCAAACAATCTTTGATTGATGGTATCACAAAGGGTGGTTTAGATGGTTTAGTAAATGGCAATAGCCGTTCAGCTAAATTTGAGATCAAAGCAGGTGATATGACCGTTGCAAACAATTTCACAGGTGAGGTAATCCCTGCGCAATATGTTCCGGGTATCAAATACGATCCAACTCGTCCTGTACACGTTCGTCAATTATTGGCGCAAGGTTCAACAACATCTGAGGTTGTTCGTTACGTACGTGAAACAGCATATGACAATGGAGCAGGTGCAGTTGCACAAGGATCAACATTGGCTGAATCAGATTTCGATCTTTCAGCAATCGATGCAAACGTTCAGAAAATCGGTACTTATTTCCGTATTTCAGAAGAAATGCTAGCAGACACGCCACAGCTAACATCATATTTGGCAGCACGTGCGCCAGAGAAATTATTGACTGTTGAAGATGCACAATTGCTTTATGGTAACGGTACAGCACCAAACATCAGCGGTATTTCTACATCAGGTGCAACAGCGTTTGCAGCAGGTGCATTTGCGGATACAATTACAGCAGCAAACCAATTTGATGTTTTAACCGTAGCGATCAACCAATTAGCATTGGTTAATTATCGTCCTGATTACATTATGTTGAACCCAACAGATTTTTCAAAAATCTTGTTATTAAAGGCGACAACAAACGAGTATTTAAAAGATCAGGTTTACGCAGGTTTACAGCCACAATTCTTAGGAATTCCGGTTGTTGTAAATACAGCGGTAACAGCAGGAACATATCTTGTTGGAAACTTTGCAATGGCTACTCAATTATGGGTACGTGAGAATCTTTCATTGGAGTTTTTCCGTGAGGATGGAACAAACGTACGTGATGGTTTTGTGACCGTTCGTTTGGTAGAGCGTATTGCATTAACAAACTACGCACCACTTGCAATTGTGAAGGGTGTATTTGCAACGGACATCGCTGCAATCGGAGTTTAGTTTTAATACAATTCCAAATTAAGAGAGGCCACCTAAATTTTGGGTGGCTTTTCTTTTTATATTTGTTCAAAAAATAGCACAATTATGGGCAAAGTTTTAATGAAAAAAACGGTATTTGATAACAAATCAGGATACCACAAAGCCGGTGAAATTGTAACATTATCGGCCGATGTTGAAAGACATTATTTGGCAAATAATTTTGGCACAAAGGTTGAAGATCAGCCAGAAGTTATTGCACCAATTGTGGAGGCCGTAGAGGTTGAAACAAAAGAGGAAAAAATAGTTTACAAGACAAAAGGCAACAAAGCAAAAAAGGATGCGGCAGATCAAGATTAATGATGTAATTGGTGTTCCAATTATTTCACGTGCAGATGCAAAAAATTACATCCGTATTGATACAACGGCAGATGATACGTTGATTGATATGATGATTGAGGCAGCGCACACAGCGGCTGAAAATTATATGAGCCGGGATATTATCGCAAAGGAACGCACATATTATTTGGATTATTCTGATTCAGGTTTTATTGATGTTCCATTTGGGCCGGTGGCATCCGTTGATGAGGTAACGGTCAAAGATGTTGCGGTTTCATTTACCGTTTACGGATTAGGCGATCCAATTGTGGAAATAACCCCATTAGGAACAAATATTAAAATTGATTTTACAACGGAGGGAATGAGTGATGGCCTATTGAAACAGGCATTGTTAATGATGGTTTCCACATATTATGATAATCGTACAGATTTCGTGACAGGGATGACCGTGAATGAAGTTCCAAGCGCATCCGCTAAATTATTGGATGGCATAAAATCTGTATTTATCTAATGGCAACAAGCAACAACGCATCAATTTTAAAACAACGGATTCTGATTAAACGTTTATCACGCACATCAGATGGATTTGGTGGCACAACACCGGGTGGATATGTAACCATTGACACCGTATGGTGCAGGATAGAGGAAACCAAAGGGCCAATTGATGAAAGAATGGGAATCAGGTTGAAATCAACGGAAATTGAAATCACTATCCGAAAGGAAACGGCTGATTTGATTGCCAATGAAGATGTGTTGCAAGTTGAGGGATTTTCGGCATTGTATCGCATAAATTCCGGATTTCAAACGTTTGAGAATTTTTGGGTTAAAATGACAGCCACCAAAATTGAGGGATAATGATAAAAATTCGGGTAGATTCGAATCAAATTTTGATGCTACGCAAACAGATTGCGGATTTAAAATATTTTGCAGGGCAAGAATTATCAAATGAATTAACAACGACAGCAGCAAAGGCGGTTGGCCGAATGAAAGAAACAGCACCACACGATAATGGTAATTTGCGTAAAACAATTTCGTTTGAAAGGCAAAATGATTCCAATGTGGCAATTATTGCACGTGCGCCATATGCACCATATGTTGAATTTGGAACAGGTCGTGGTGTAACTTTAAAATTTTTGCAAGAAGCCGGATTCCCATCATCTTATGCAGAACAATTTAGAGGCAAAGGAATAAGGAAACAAAATATGTATGCAAGGCCGTTTTTTTTCCCTGCAATACGTACAGAAATGAGATTGTTGAATATTAGATTGTACAACAAATTAAAAAAATTGACTAAATAATGTTAGAACCGATACAATTTATCCGTAAGGCAATCATCACACGTTTGACAAATAATGTGGTGATTGGTGGTGTGACATTTGGTGTTTATAACCGTGTGCCATCAACGGCATCGTTTCCGTACATTTTGGTGTATTCTGTTTCATCCGATGAAACCGATTTTAATCAATCATCGTATATCACAGAAACAATCACACGCATTGAAGTGGTGACACGTTTCCAATCTGATTCAGGCGGTGAAATCACAGCCAACAGCGCAATCAATAGAATTTTAGAATTAATTAGAACACGATCAAACGGATATTTTGATTTATCAGCGGATGGATTTAATGTATTTACGTGCGTAAAGGAGTCATCAACTTATATTGTGGATGATGAACCAGATCACACGTATTTTCGTGGTATTTTAGAAATAAGCAATAAAATCCAACAAACAATTTAAAATGGAAACAAGGGATGCCATTATTGGCCTAGCATCATCAACAGTCACGGCATTTATATCGTGGATATTAGGGAAACGCAAAGAAAACGCGGACATCAGTACAATACAATTAGAAAATTCCCAACGTGTGATTGATATGGTAACCCAAATGAATGAAAAGTTGGAAGCGAAAGTGGATCAATTGAGCAAAAAAGTTGATGAATTAACGGTTGAAATTGAAAACCTGCGTGAGGAAAATCACAAATTAAAGCACGGAAAACCTGCAAAAAAGAAAGAGGAAAACGAATAATGAAAGATCAAATCACATTGGATAGAATCAAATTGATGCACCCGAAATTACGTGCTGAGGTTGGAATCATTTACGATGAAATTGTGAACGCATTAAGAGGCAAAGCATTTTGCAGATTTACACACACATTACGCACATTTAAAGAACAAGAGGCAATATATGCACAGGGCAGAACAAAGCCCGGCCCGATCGTTTCAAAGGCAAAACCGGGTTTAAGTTTACACAATTACGGATTGGCAATTGACATCGTTTTAATTGATGGCAAATCTGTTTCGTGGGATATGAAAAAGGATTTTGATGGGGATGGCAAAGCAGATTGGATGGAGGTTGTGGCCGTGTTTAAAAAGTACGGATGGGAATGGGGTGGTGATTGGAAAAAATTCCCAGATGCGCCACATTTTCAAAAAGCATTTGGAAAAACACCATCGCAATATTTAGCATTGTGGAATGCTAAAAAAGTAGATGCAGATGGGTATGTGATTTTGTAGTTATATTTAAATGCATATAAAATTTAACAAATCATTGTAATCATATCCAAAAGCATATAAAATGAAAAAATTCCTAATCATCGCCATTGTTTTGTTTGCAAGTTGCAAACCATCAAAAACAATTATCAAAGAAAACACGATTGTAAAATACGACACGATTCACACATCGGATGTGATTTATAAAACAAAGGCAATCAGGGATTCAATTATCATTGAAAATCCGTGCGATTCTACGGGCATTTTAAACAAGTTTTATTCAAAATTTGTAATACCACAAGGCACAATCACATTGCGTTCAGCACGTGGCAGAATTGAGGCCAAAATCGACATTGATTCAATTGAATCTGTGTACAAATCCAAATACCAATTGTCAAAATCGGACAATGTTCGAATTTCAAACAAAGAGGTGATCAAAAATGTAGTGCCTGCGTGGGCCATTATTACCATCTTTTTTGAATCGGTTATCATTATCGGATACGTGTTTTATAAAATGAGGCTATTTATTTTTTAACTTGCATTAAAATAAGCAGGTAGAAAATGGCATCATTAACCGGTCAATTAGTAGCGGAAACATACAAAGCATTGTTAAAAACCATTGACAATGACATCCTAACAGCAAGCGAAAAGCAAATCACAGATGGATTGGGTGGCGGATCAAATGTTTTCATTGATTCACAGGGGTTTTTAAGAGCAAATAAATACAAGGTCACTAATGGTTTAGCAACGCAATTTTTAAAAGCAGATGGATCATTGGATGCAAATACTTATTTGACCAGCATTACAAGTTCACAAATCATCACGGCATTAGGTTACACACCTGTTCCGACAACACGTACATTGACAATCAATGGCACAACGTATGATTTGAGTGCAAATAGATCATGGACGGTCGCAGGAACGGCAGCCGTGTGGGGTAATATTTCAGGCACATTGTCCAATCAAACAGATTTACAAACGGCATTAAATGCCAAATACAATAATCCAACCGGTACAATTTCACAATACATTCGTGGGGATGGTTCATTGGCTACATTCCCAACATTGCCGGGAGGGTTACCAACAGGTGGAACAGCAGGTCAAATTTTGGCCAAAATTGATGCAACCGATTACAATACACATTGGATTGATAATTTTGCCACACAAACCAAAAATGAGGTCAAATTAGGCGCAACATTAGCCAAAGGCACAGCGGTTTATGTTTCTGGATCAACCGGTGGCAGCGGAACAAATATGATTGTGATGGCCGCATCAAATGCAAGTGAGGCATTAAGTTCAAAAACGTTTGGTTTACTTGAAACAGGTGGTGTGACTAATGATTTGGTAAAATGTGTGACATTCGGATTATTAGCCGGATTGGATACATCAACAGCACAGGCAGGTGATCCGGTTTGGTTGGGTGTTAATGGTGCATTATTGTTTGGTTTAGCCAACAAACCTGTTGCACCGGCAAATATGGTTTATATTGGAGTTGTGACACGTGTACAATCAAACAATGGTGAAATATTTGTAAACGTTCAAAATGGATTTGAAATTGAGGAATTACACGATGTATTGATTCAATCAAAAGCCAACAATCAAGGTTTATTTTACGAATCATCCACAGGATTGTGGAAAAATAAGAGCATCGCAACGGTATTGGGTTATACACCACAGGCGCAGTTAGATGGCACAGGTTTTGTGAAAGCATCAGGCACGACAATATCGTATGATAATAGCACGTATTTAACCACAAGCGATGCAGCAAGCACATACCAAAGATTGGACAGAATGGCCATCAATTTGCTTGCAAGTGATATTCAATACCCTAATAACAATGCCGTAATTGCAGCATTAGCATTGAAAGCAAATGCGGCCAATCCTGTATTCACAGGTAATATGACAATTTCAGGTGCAGAACCAAAGTTGTTTTTTACCGATACAGATAATAATCCAGATTACACAGTTTTCATTGATTCTGGTGTATTTTTTATATACGATCAAACAGCCGGAGCAACACGTTTTTCAATTAGTTCAACCGGTAATATTAGCTCAGGGGTTGGGAAATCAATCACAGCAGGATCATTTGTAAAAGAAAGCGGATTGGCAACTCAGTTTTTGAAAGCAGATGGATCAATTGATTCAAGCACGTATGTAACATCAACAGCATTGGCTGATTATTTATTAATTACAACAGCGGCATCAACATATCAGCGATTAGATAGGATTGCATCATCATTATTTGCAAGCGCAACAAATTACCCAAATAACAACGCAGTCATTGCCGGATTGGCTTTAAAAGCAGATGCCGCAAATCCTGTATTTACAGGATCAATGAACATTCAAGGGTTGGAATCAAGAATCAATTTTTATGATGAAAACAATTTAAGGAAGTTTTTTATTGGTTATAGTTCGGGGCAATTATCAATTTTTCAAGATGCCGGATCAGCAACAAGATTCCAAATAAATTCAAGCGGAAACATAACAACAGGTGTTAATAATACAATTACATCGTGGGGTTTTATAAAATCGGGTGGCACATCAAGTCAATATTTAATGGCTGATGGGTCGGTTTCCACCGGACTTGCAAACGCAATTTCAGGATCATTGACATCAGGATATGTTCCAAAGGCAACAGGTGTAAATACATTGGGTAATAGTTTAATGTATGACAATGGAAGTCAAATTGCAATTAGCGGAAATTTAGAATTAACAAAAGGAGCAAATCGATCAATTATTATTGGAAGTGCGCCAAATTATGATTGGAGAATTAGAACATCTGAAAATGATTTGGAAATTAGGATGGCTGATGCTTTAACGGCTTTAAAATTTTATTACCCTGATGGATCGGCAACATTTATTAATTCAGTTACAGCAACATCATTTGTCAAAACAGGTGGAACATCAAGCCAATTTTTAAAGGCAAATGGCAGTATTGATTCAAATTCTTATGCACTTTCATCGGCATTAGGAAATTATTTACCATTAACAGGGGGAACATTATCAGGTACATTAGAAGTTTCTAATTCATCGGGGGCTGCGTGGTATTTTGCAAATAGAAATGCTACTTTTTCAGAGGCAGGTATAAAACTTACTACGGCAGGAGTTGGAGATTTTTATTTTGGTACGCGGAATACAGATACTACATCGTCATTACATTTTTTTTCCTATACAACATCGACTACAATAGCACAATTTACAAGTGGTGGCAATTTTTTAATAGGCACAAATACAAATTCAGGTTATAAATTAGATGTTAATGGATCCGTAAGATTTAGTGGAGATTTAAGAATTGAAAAAGCAACACCATTGTTTGTTTTGCAAGCATCCGCATCGGATTCATTTCACGGAATCGAATTTAGACAAGGTGGAGGATTTGATGCATTTATAAAACAATTACCACAGACAGGTGAATTTAAAATATCTAATGGAAGGGGTGCAGGATGGGGCGGATTTATGACATTTTATACTGATTCTGTTGAACGTGTAAGAATAACACCAAATGGCGAATTTGGTATTGGAGTTACTCCATCAGGTGGGAATAGATTTTGGGTAAAAGGAAGTGATTCAACAGCATCAAATACAACATTAGTTTTACAAAATAGTAATAATACAATTGTTCATTTAGTTAGAAATGATGGATCAGCATATTTTCAAGGTGGCAATATAGCAATTGGTACAACAAGTGCAATAAGTCAATTACAAGTTGGAGACGTTAATACATCAGGAACGGGAATAACAATTGCTGCAAGATATGATCAATCAAATGCTTTTTTAAGATTCAGAAGCGGCCATCCTAATAATTCTAATATTTGGGAATTAGGAAATATATCAATGACTGATGACGGGAATTATAATGGTGTAATGTATTTTAGGACAGCCACATCAGGTATGGCAACACCCGATATTAAAATGACATTAAAAGCTAATGGAAATTTTATGATTAACACAACATCGGACAATGGATATAAATTAAATGTTAACGGAACAGGATATTTTAATACAGGATTGGTTGTTGGTAGTGATATGTCAATGTCAGGTAATTTGACATTAAACACAGGAGCAAATAGATTTATTCAAATAGGTAGTAATACAAATTATTATTGGAGGTTAAGAGCAACAGGGGATGATTTAGAAATTCGAATGGCCGATAATTTTGCAGCCTTAAAAATGTATTATCCAAATGGTGCAGCCACATTCATTAATACGGTCACAGCAACAGCATTTTTTGAATCATCAGATTTTCGTTTAAAAACATTAATTAACGATAATCCAATAATTCATGGAATTGAGCATTTACAAGCTAAATTGTACGAAAAAAATGGCAAAATGGAATTAGGATATTTTGCACAAGATGCCGAAATCTTTATGCCATATGCCGTGACAAAAAATGCAGATGGATTTTTAAATTTATCATATCGAGAAGTTCACACAGCTAAAATTGCAAGATTAGAAAAAGAGGTGGCAGAATTAAAAGCAAAATTAAACGCAGCATAATATGCAATGGATAAATGTAGCATCAAATCAAACGTGTTCGTGGGATAGTTTACAAAATGCCTGTGATAATGGATATTTTTTGCAAATATTACCAATGCCACCATCAGGTGTTCCGGCAAGCCGTTGCGTTCGTAAGGAATTAATTCAATCGTATATTGAAATACAATCAGCACCATTATCAGGTGTGCCAAATAATGAATTGGTTGTCAAAAGCCAATTAGTGGCCATTCAATACACATATTATCAATTAACACCGTGTGATGGTGGTGCAGGTGCGTGGACACGTATTTTCCCAACATTAGGAGTTGGCCAACGGTATATTTTGCCCGGATTTACTAATAGATTTTTTTATTACAATGGAATATCGCAAGGGCCACAGGTGATGATACCATCTGGATACAACGGATCAATTCAAATTGTAAGTGGTGCAACGTATTGTCCATAATCTGTATATTTGCATATTAAACAACCAAATCAACATAAAATGAAAAAGAAGTACGCAGAAATCATTGTTTTGTCACGTGTATTGAGCCATTTTGCCGGTGAGCAAAAGACAAAGGCACAAAAGAAATTGGCTAAAATCAACGAAAAATTGAAGCCATATTTGGATAAATACGAGGAACAGGCTGAGGAATACCGTTTGGACAATGCATCAGTTGATAAAGATGGCAACCTAATTTTAAAAGAAAATGGCGGTTATTCATACACAAAAGATGGATTAAAAAAATTGACTGAAAAATCAAAGGCATTGAATTTAACTGAGGTTGATTTTGAATTAATTCAGGTAATCAATCCGGAGGGATTAGAAGAATTTGGATTCTTGAAAGATTGGGTTGAGGGTGTTGAGTTTACAAATATTGATGAGGAAATAGAATTATAAGATATGAAAACAATCGAACCGGTTTCAATTTGGGACAATGGCAAAACACTAAGTGCAACCATTTTAAATGCGTATGCGGTGAATGTAACGTTGGGTAATTCAGCCACGTTTTATTATTCATTAAGTGCGCAAAATGAGGATCAGACAATTGGATCACAGGTTGCACAGGGCAATTTGTCAATGACAGGTGAGGCATACACACAATGGACAATGGATGATTATGCATGGGATTGGGTTGCACAGCAATTAAATTTGACCATTACAGGCGATTATATCCCACCGGTTCCACCGGAACCAACACCGGCACCTGAACCTGAAATTGAATCACCTGCGGTTTAATGGCATTAGTAAACGGCACAAACGTAGTTCTGTATGAGGGCGATATAGCACTTGGTCATTCCAAGTCAGCTACGATGTCTTTGCAAATGGATATGGCCGAATTTACCAATAAGGATTCACAGGGATGGAAGGAAGTATTGGCCGGTAAACGATCGGCATCATTTTCAGCGGAAGGGTTGGTGGATTATTCCGATCAGGTCAATTTTAATGACTTTGCAGAACGAATAATTACACGATCTGAGGTGCAATGGGTATTTCAAACGGCCGGGATGTTTTATTACGGATTGGGATACATTAACAATGTGGAGCAGGTTTCCCAAATGGAAAACGTTTCAACATATTCGGTTGATTTTACAATTTCGGGCCGGATTTATACTGATCAAAGATTGATTTGGAATTTGGTGTTTACCAATTGGGAAAACTTAAATATTCAATGGCAAAATCTATAATGCATTTTGAATATATTTGCATAAAATAAGAGCATAAAATAAAACAAAAATATGGCAACATCGGGAGTATTTAACGGCACGAACCTATTGATCAAAGTTGAGGGGACTGCAATTGCACACACAACATCATGTTCATTGTCTATTTCACAGGACATTGCAGATGCAACAACAAAAAATTCAGGCGGTTGGTCTGAGGGAATCAGCGGTTTACGTTCAGGTGAAATTTCATTTGATGGTTTAGTAAACTACGCATCGGCTGCAAATGCTGAGGAATTAGTTGATTTCGTTTTGAACCGTACAATCATCACTTGTGTATTCGGAACAACAGCAACAGGTGATGTGATATACACAGCAGAAGGTTACATTGCATCAATTGAGCAATCAGCAGAAATGGAAGCGGCGGTGACATTCTCAGGTTCAATCACATTGACAGGCGCAATCGTAAAATCAACAAACGCATAATTTGTTGAATTAAAATACACCCCCTGCATCGGTAATATGGTGCAGGGGTTTAGAGTTTATCACCTAATCAAACACAAATGGAAGTCAATCAAAAAAGGGGCTATTGTCAATTAAATATTGGCGGTAAAATTCGCACCCTACATTTTTCAATGAATTTTTGGGCCGCATTCGAACAGGCATCGGGATTCAGCATTTCAGAAATCGACAAAGTTTTTGGAAATGGTTTGTCATTATCTTCAATGAGGGCATTGGTTTATTCCGGCCTAATAGCATACGATCAGGAAAATGGCAACGAAATTGATTACACAATTTATTCGGTCGGTGATTGGATGGAGGATGTGGATCAAAGTGCATTGACATTATTAGTTGAAACCCTTATGCAATCCCGAATTTTAGGCAATGACCTAAATGCCGGTGTACGCAGAAACGTTGAAAAGTCCACAAAAAACCCAAAGCCGAAAAACCCCTAACGTGGGATTCAATGCTTGATTTTTACATTGGTCAAGCAGGAATACCACCGGACAATTTTTGGCGCAATACGTGGAAGGAAAATGCGTTGTTGGGGGAGTCTTGGAGTGTAAACATCAATTTACATTGGGAGATGCACAGATTTACAAGCACAATGATTATAAATTCACAAGCAACGAAACGTTCACAATTGATCACACCTGATAAATTATTCCCATTGCCACAGGATGTGTTTTTGGACAAAGGGAAACCAAAGTCTACACCGGAACAATTCAAAGCATTTTTGGATCAAATTGAAAAAAGCCAAACCAAATAATGGGTTGGCTTTTTTTTTAACTTTACATCATGGCAAATTTACTAGAAGTAATAATCAGCGGTAATTCTAAGGAACTTGAAGCCGCATTATCAAGGGCAGATAAGGAATTACAGAATTTCGGGAAAAAAGCATCTGAAATTGGCAAATCAATGTCAATGTATGTCACAGCCCCTTTGGCATTAGCCGGTGGCGCAGCGATCAAATTAGCATCCGATTTCAATGAGTCAATGAACAAAGTGGATGTATCATTCAAAAGTTCAGCGGCTGAGGTTCAGGCATTCGCAAAAACTGCATTGACATCGTTTGGTATTGCTGAGGGAACGGCATTAGATATGGCGGCATTGTTTGGCGATATGGCAACCGGTATGGGTGTAAGCACAGCGGAGGCGGCAAAACTTTCAACATCTTTGGTTGGATTAGCCGGTGATTTAGCATCATTCAAAAATATTGGGATTGATCAGGTTCAAACAGCATTGGCCGGAATCTTTACAGGTGAAACCGAATCGTTGAAACGTTTGGGTATTGTAATGACCGAAGCCAACGTGAAAGCGTATGCATTTTCAACAGGGATTAAAAAATCTTATGATGAAATGTCACAGGCTGAAAAAGTAATGTTGCGATACAATTATGTTTTATCAGTAACTAAAAATGCACACGGAGATTTTGCACGAACAGGCGGTGGAGCAGCCAATCAGATGCGTATGTTTGCCGAGTCATTGAAACAAGTTGGTGCGCAATTTGGTCAGATAGTATTGCCATACGTTACATCGGCATTTAAGGCATTTAATTCTTTTATGGTTTCCGTTTCTGAGTCATCAAAAACTACAAAAACTATTATTATGGTTTTAGGTGGTTTAGTGGCTGCAATTGGGCCGGTATTAACAGCGGTTGGATTTTTATCACAAAATATGATAGCTGGATTCACAAACACAACAAAGGCAGTCAAATACCTTTGGGCGGCAATGTTGGCAAATCCTTTGGTTGCAATTACATCATTGGTTGCCGGATTAACTGCGGTTTATTTGATTCAAGAAGGTGTGTTCAAAAAAATGACAAATGTTCAAGAAGAAATGAACAATTTGAAAGATGAATCCATAAAATCAACAATAAAAGAGGAAAATGAAATGCAACGTTTAGTGAAGTTGGCGCAAAATCAAAATGTGTCAATGTCAGAACGTAAAAAAGCAATTGAAGCATTGAATGCAATGTCACCTGAGTATTTAGGGAACATTACATTAGAAACGGTTGGAACGGACAAAGCAAAAGCAGCAATGGATAAATACATTGGATCGCTAAGGCAAAAAGCATTAGTGATGGCCGGCAATGCTAAGATTCAGGAATTAATGGCCAAAAAATTGGCATTACAAACCGGTGAAACAGATGCAGGTACAACAATGTTTGGTGCATTAAATGATATGATTGGTAAAGTGGCGATGGGTTATGGTTTTGTGTCAGATGCCGCAGTCACAGGATCAAAAGAACGGAAAAGACTTGTAAAAGAGGAAATAAACAATTTAGATCAATTAATTGAAAAAATTGCTAAAGCAACAGGTCAAGATTTGAACAAGGTTGATTCACCAACATCAACAGCTAAACCATTAACAGGCCCACCCAAAAAAAGTGGGCAACCAAGTGCAGGATATTCGGCAGAATTTAAAGCATTTCAGGCAAGAATTAAAGCAACAGAAGAAACTGAAAAGGCATTATTTGACATCAAAAAAAGAATGAATGAAGCATCTTTAAAAGATGGTGAAATCATACAGAAAAAAATGATGGCTAATTTGGGCGAAAATGGCCGTGCAAATGTTGAATTATTAAAAAAATGGTTTAATTACGATATTTCAACAAGTGAATTTTTTACATCATTGAACAAATTGCGTGGAATTACAATGGATATTCCATCACCAATGGCAATGTTAGATAAAAAAATTGCAGAATCTACAATTGCACAGAAAACGCAATTGGATTTGCAAGCAGAGCAATATGGTCTATATATGGAACAAGTGAACACAATGGCATCAACGGTTGGCAATGCATTTGGTCAATTAGGCAATTCCATTGTTGCATCATTTGGATTGGCGCAGACAGGATTAGAAGGATTTTTAGGCACATTATTGCAATTTGGTGTTCAATATGCTGCGGAAGCATTAAAAAATGCATTAATTACAAAGGGACAGATTGCGGCATCAAAAGCATCAGCAACAGCAAACGCAATTGATGCAGGTACTAAGTCAGCAACGGCGGCCGGGCCGGGTGCAATCTTTGCATTATTACCATTCATTGCAATGGGTGTGGCTGCAGTAGCATCAGCATTCAGTAGTGTTCCAAAGTTTGCGGCAGGTGGTATTGTATCAGGCCCAACAATGGGTTTGATGGGTGAATATCCGGGCGCAAAATCAAATCCAGAGGTGATTGCACCATTGAGCAAATTACAGGGAATGTTAGATCAAGGCAATGGAGGCGGAACGGCAAACGTATCTGGTGAATTTGTATTGAGAGGTCAGGATTTGGTGGTGGCATTACAAAGAGCAGAAAAGCAACGAAATAGAATTGGATAATTATGGCATACGGTGTGAAATATCGTTTGGAATTTGCCGACATAAAAGGCAACAAACGAAAGGTTGAGATTTTCAAAAATGGGTACACCGGTGAGGTTTTACCAATGATTGGAACAGGTGAGCCGGTTGAAATTGAGTGGAAGGCTGAGGAAGATTTGTACGAGCCATTAATAGGATCATTATGCACATTGAATTTATTGGTGACAGATGATGTGACCTATGATGACTTTTATTTGTATGATGAACGTGAATACAAAGTCGTGATTTATTACGAATCATCGGCAGGCAATTGGGGAACATATTGGTCGGGTTGGGTTGTGAATGATTTATATTCACAAGCATTGGTTTCTACACCATATTCATTGTCAATAACAGCCACAGACAATTTAGGTCAATTAGATGGATTTGATACGTGGATGCCGGATGTCAATGTGGACAATCAAACGCTGTGGAAATTTATGTGGAATGCATTAACCAATTTAGGATTGGATTATGACATTTACATCAGCAATGATTTAAGGATTGCAACCGATTCTGCTTGGAAAAACGTGTTTGATCAGGTGACAATCAAAAAGGTCGGATTTTATCACGATTATTATATCATCAACGATGCAAAAATGACATTGCGTTCAATTTTACTTGGATTTAATTGCCGTTTATTTCAATCATTTGGCCGTTGGTATATTGTAAACAATTCATCTTATGGCGATCAACGAATCATTGCAGGAATTCAAGCAGGAACATACACAGGATCGGGGATTTTAACAGCCAAACAAGCATTTTTAAATGGTGGATCAGAGGAAATAAAATATTGGATTTATAATGCATCTGGGGTTGAGCAATCAACGGTGACAACCAATATGTTGAAGGTAGTGCCAACAAATATGCAACCGATTGGGCAAAACCTATTCAGAACACCACGCAGACCGGTTAAAAAATATCAGGAAATTGTGGACATTTCACAACAACAGGTTGATTTAAACCTAAATGCATCGTTTGAATTTGGTTACGAAAATTGGGATACCACATTTGGGGCAGTTGGAACATTTGAGCCAAACGCATTTGCAGGCCGTAAGGCAATCAAATTTACAGGCACAAGTGCATTGGGTGTATATCAAACAAAATTGTTTAGCACAGGGGCAGCAAATGCCATCAAAGGCAATCAATATCAGGTTTTGTTTTCGGTAAATATAGACAAAGGCGGAAGCGACAACAGATTGCCATGGTATTTGCGGATCGAATATGCCCCGGGAGTTTATCAATATTGGAGTGAAACAAATAAAACATGGGGTACATCACCCGGATCGGTACTATGGAATGAAACGGCGGTAGTTGGGGCAGGTACATTTGAATCATTCAAATTTACGGCAAAGGAAGCACCAGAACCGGGGCAAATTCAATTGGGTTTTGCATTACCTTATGTAAACGCAACCGGATCGTACACAGGTGTGTATTTGGACAATTGTGCGGTACGTAATATTGATAAAGAACAAAACGTTTACAAAGAGGCATATTTTATCAGGGAACAATCAGGCACATTTGTGACATCCGATGTGATGGAGCATAAAGATGTTGTACAGGCCGATGTTGATTCAGTTGTATTTTCGGGTGCATTTACGGATAATAATTCATTTAAACGTGCGCAGGATGCTAATGGTTTATTTTTGGAACAAATAGTCACACAGCAAAGATTGAATGATTTTAGGCAATATTCAATGCAATATGAAGGTGATTTATATAATATGGATGATTTTGGTGTGATGTCAATGGCTCATAAATTATGGATTAAATTTGACACATTAACCGAAACAGATTCGGCAATTGTTGATTCAATCCGTGTTCAATTAAAATCAAACATATATACCTGTCAATTCCATATTCCGAATAATTACACGGATGTGGCAAGCAATTACAGGGTATCGTATCAGGAATAATTTTGTTTTTCATAGGTTTGGTAGTGCGCATCCGTTCATCTTATGGGTGAATCGGATGTTGATTAGGTTGAATGCAGAATGGTCGTGGAATTATCTACGGCCATTTTTGTTTTATTTGTCGGTTTTACTAATTAGTTAAATGGCTAATTTTGAAAAAAAACTACAAATGGGTTTAAAACACGATCAAATCAAGGATCATTTTTTTTCATCGCCATTATCAATGAAACATTTTTCGGAAAAATACCACGAAACGTATGGTTATGTAGATGCAAAGCAGATGAGAAAAATGATGAGCCGGTACAATATTTTGTCACGTGTAAGGGCTGAAAAAACATTGGCTGATTTACCAAAAGCACAAATCGAATCCACAACATTTTTCGAATTAGAAAATTTTGGAATTGAGGAATCAATTGGTAAAGAATACAAATCAGCACGATTGCCTGATCATTTAAAGAAAATTGGCATATTATCAGACATTCACGTGCCGTTTCATTCTGTTGAAGCAGTTGTGTGCGCAATTAAGTATTTAAAGGAACAAAAAATTGATTGCTTGTATCTGAATGGAGACACTTTTGACCAATATTCCATCAGCAGACACGAACGTGATCCCGATCTTAGGGATTATCCAAAGGAAGTAGAAATGTGCCGTAATTTCCTGCAAACATTGCGTGGTATATTTCCAACAATCCCGATTTATTTTAAGGCAGGCAATCACGAAAACAGGCATCAAAGATATATTAACCAACAGGCAGAAGAATTTGCGCAGTTGCACGAATTGCAATTTGAGCAATTTTTTAGATTGGATGTGTTAGACATTAAATATATTCCTGATTGGCAAGGAATGGAAATGGGCGATTTGTTGGTGTGTCACGGTCACGAATTGATGGCAGGTGGAATGAATCCATCACAAAGCACGTTTAATAAAACATTCTGCAATACGTTGATTGGACACGTACACAGGACAACAAATACCACCAAAAAGACAGGTTTTAAAGAATACATCCACACGTATTCCACAGGATGTTTGACACAATTATCCCCAAAATACTATCCTTTTGCACAGCACAATCACGGGTTTGCATTAGTAATGATAACCGATGGGAAAGCAAAGGTTGAAAATATAATGATAAAAGATGGGAAAATTGTGTAGTTTTGTATCGGTAGTAAAGGTTTAATGATTCATACAGTTGTTGTTTAGAAAGGGCAGATCCGATGGGTTTGCCCTTTTTTATTGCACTATTTTTTTAATAGGTTTTTAATAGGTAACCTATTTTTTACCTATTTTTTGACCGTTAAATAAATAATTGATATTTTTTTGATTTATTTTGTTTGAAATTGTTTGAAATGTAAAATAAAGGTTATATGTTTACATCAACAAACAACAACAACAAAACAATAACAATTATGAAAACGGTAACACAACAAGAAATGACATTATTAAACCAAATTAAAAATTTCATCGAAAATGAATTTTCTTCAAGCAATTATATGTGGATGTATTTATCATATATGTCTGGCGATATGAAAATAAATAGAGGTTTGATGTCATCATTAATGCAAAAAGGAATTATCGCATTTAATTCATTTGAGGATGAAAACGATGCAATAGAAGTTAATCAAAAATATTGGGTGGAAGAAAATTTCATTGCAAATTTCATTAATATATCTGTAAAATAAATTAACACCGTGCCGGGCGGATTCCCGGCAATTTTTAAACAACAACAATATGTGGAATCTATTAAAAACAATCGACAAAAATGACATTGCAGGCTTAGTTATCGTTTTAACAGCCATTGCAATTTGTGTGAAACTTATGTACATCGTTGGAAACATTTAATCACTACGGCAATGATCTACAAAATCACATTCAAAGATAGTTCAGGGTATTACACCGTGACAAAAGATTTTGCCAACACAGATGAGTTGGGCAAATACATCCAGAATGAAATGGCCAATTATGGCGGAAAAGAAATAGGCATTGAGGAATTTGAATCAATGCAGGAAATGTTAGAAAAAAGATATGAGGGTAAAAATTAATCACGGTGAATTGCACCAAAAGGTGGCAGACGATTTGAACAAACGAGGGATTCTGCCACCACGAAAAGACAAATGGGAATCGCACAATGTGCAGATGGCCATTTCAAGAAAATTAAATTATCCCCTAATGTGGGAGGCAATCAATAGAATATCTAAACAAATGTATGATGAATCAGAAATCAAATCTAATTAAAGCAATCATTAACGTGATGAACGATGTCAAAGGGATTGAAAAATCAATGACTATTGGCACAGGGCAAATGGCATACAAAGGTGTTCCAGATAAAGAGGTCAAAAAAATCATTGGCCAATCAATGGCAAAAAATGGTTTATGCATTTTACCGATTGGCATCACACCAACAATTAAAATTGAACGTTGGGATGAATTGGATTACAACGGCAAAATGAAGGCAAAGCAGTCAGTATTTACGGAGGTATATTCAACGTTTTTATTGATGCACGAAAGCGGTGAAAGTCAGGAAATATGCGGATATGGTCACGGAGTTGATCCGCAGGACAAAGGCGCAGGCAAAGCAACAACGTATGCGTTAAAATATGCATTGTTGTATTCATTTTTAGTTCCAACAGGCGATATTGATGACACCGATGCAATCCATAGCAACGAGATTCAAACAAAGCCACAGGCCAAAGCATCAAAGCCACAGGCAAAAGGTGCAATACCTGCGCCATCGCAATTTGATATTGAGTTCAAAGAATTGATTGCAGATGTTAAAAGTGTGATTGCAATTGGTGAATTAAAGGGAATCTGGGAAAAATTGACCGATGAGGCAAAAGCCAACAAAGAAATTCAGCAATTATTCAACCACAGAAAATCAGAATTATCCATCAAATAAATAAACAACCTATGAAAAACGAATTGATGGCCGTTGATGGCCAAATCCTAGAATTAAGCAAAAAAGAAATCACGCAGTTGGCCGAAAACTTTATGGCCAACGCAGATTCAATCAACACCGTGAAATTGGCGGCACAATTGGCAAAATTCACGCATTTGTCAGCCGAAATGGATAAGCTATTAAAAGAGCATTTATTTGTTGATCTGCGCCAAAATAAGGATGGCAAATTATCAGCATTCGGTGTGGACTTTTCAGAAATGGAGGGCGGTGTAAAATATGATTATTCAGAAACCGAATCGTGGTGCAAATTACAATTTGAAATTGATCGCCTAAAAGACAAACAAAAAGAGGTGGAGGCATTTTGCAAGGCATTGAAATCAAAGGTTTCTATATTGGATGAGGAAACAGGTGAATTGGCTGATTTTTATCCACCATCAAAATCATCCACAACCACAATCAAAAAAGTAATTAAATAAACAATCTAAATAAAAAAATCACATGGCACGTTTAGTAAGCATTAAAATTGACCTTTCAAAAATTGATGAAAACAGGGTTTTTCACAGCATAAAAACAGGGGCAAGATATCTGGACATTACAGGTGTGTTGACCGACACACCAGATCAATACGAAAACAATGGATTCGTAAAGCAGAACACAACAAAGGAGGAACGTGAGGCAGGATTGAAATTGCCAATAATCGGGAATTTTAAATTGTTGAAAATCTTAAATGATCCGGGCGCACCTGTATCGGCACAGCCTATTCAACGTGAAGTGAATCCAATTGAAACAGATGAATTACCATTTTAGCAATGAGAAAAATTGTAGATAGTTACACAACACGGCACGGAGAATTGAGGGCAATTTATTCCGTTGCAACGGCCAACATTAAGCACAGGGATATTGAAATTGGTGCGGTATATGAATTGGAATACCGTTTGGGAAATCAGGTTTTATTTTTGAAATCCCAATTGGATCACGTAACAGATGGGAACCGGACATTGTTTTTTAAACATCCGGATCCCGAACGCAGATTGATTGGGATTCCGATTATGTCAATCATTAGATACGTAAAAAAATGAGCATAGAAACAAAAATTGATTTAGTATTTTATTGGGCCATTGCACAAATGTTTTTTACGATATTAGGTGCATTAATCAATATTTATAATGAAAACAAAAACAAATAAAACAAACGAATTGGGGTACACGTTCAATCAGGTTTGGGCGCATATCGCAAAAGAATTAGAAAATAATTTAGAAAAATTAAATAAAATTCAACCTAAACAACAAAAATATGGTAACGTTTCAGCAATATCATCAGGCCAACCCGCATCTTTATGAGTTGTACAAGGCCATTGCAATGCAGTTAATTCAGCAAAATCGCAAGGTAATTGGATCAGGATACATATTCCAAAAAATGCGTTTTGAATTTCAGTTCACCACCAATGGCGATCCTTTCAAAATCAACAACAATTTTGCACCAATGTATGCACGTAAATTTGTTTTGGAGCATCCGCAATTTGGACACCTTTTTAAATTTAAGCAGCTAAAAGGTAGTTTATTAATATCCTAATATTATATTTGTGATGTAATCAGCGAAAGGGGTGAGAGTCTTTCGGTGATTAATTGGGTTTAAAAACCAACAAAGCCGGTCTGTTCTCTCACACAGCCGGCTTTTTTATTTTCAAAATGGCAAAATTAAAAATTGCAAGCAGGTACGCAACGGTGCCAAATGAGTTATTAAATGACAATTTAATTTCTTTAAAATCAAAAGGTATGTATGCCTTTATTCAATCAAAGCCTGAAAATTGGGAATTTAGTGCGGAAAAAATTAGCCGATTATTAAGGGAAGGTTTGCCTAGTGTTAAATCATCTTTGCAAGAATTAGAAGAAAATGGATACCTAGCAAGAAGAAGGTATCAAAATTCAAAAGGTTTTTGGGAAGTTGAATATATCCTATTTGAGAATCCTATGGTCGGAAATCCTACGGCGGAAAACCTAACATTAGGAAATCCTACGCAGGAAAATCCTACATCAGGAAAACCATCAAATAATACTAAACAAGAATCCACTAAACAAGAATCTATTAAATCAATTATAGAAAATAAGAAAAACGATTTTCGAAATTTTATTGATTCGCATTCATATTTATTAGGTGACCAATATGAATCATTCTTTGAATATTGGACAGAATCAAATCAGAAAAATGGGAAACTAAGATGGGAGGATCAAAAGTTTTTTAATATTGAAAGACGGATTAGCACTTGGATGGCTAACAAAAATAAATTTAATAACAATGGATCATCAGACACAAAACTTGGTACAAGTGCAGCGAGAATGGCTGCCCTCAGAAATTTTTAGAGGCACAGCAAATACAATCATTAAGGCACAAAGCACACAAAACATCAGGACACGATCTGAGGAAGATTTGAAACAGGTTTTGCGTATGGCAATGCTTATGGTGGGCCTACGTGGGGCAAATATGCCAACAGATGAAGAAAAATACGTATTGCTTGCATTTATCAAATCAAATTATGGCAACCAAACACCAGAGGAAATAGCCATTGCATTTGAAATGGCAGTTGCAGGCAAATTAAATACTGATTGTAAATGTTATGAGAATTTTTCGTGTGAATACTTTGGCCGGATAATGAACGCATATATTGAATATGCAAGGCAAGAAACAAAATTGGTTAAAAAGCCGGAACCCGAAATTGTCAAACCGATTCCAACGGATGAGGAATTGAAGTTGTTGGCCATTGCAAATGTTAATTCATACGTTAAAAGAATAAAATTAGCAGATGAAACAGGGCAAAAATTTGAATGGACAGCCGGTGGATTTGCGCACCTATATGATTATTTGGTTAAATTTGAAATTTGGCAATGCCCTGAATCAGATCGGGTTGAAATATCAAAACGATTACGGCCCAAATACAATGACTTTGAATTGTGGAAAGCAGGATGTAAAGCGGAGGCATACAAATTGTTTTGCCATCAATTGGCTGATATGGATATGACATTAAATGAAAACGGAGAAATTATTTAAACTATGAAAGCAGAGGAAACAGAATTTGGCACATTGGTGCTAAAAGCATTAGAGCAAAAAAATATGAGCCGGCAGGAATTAGCCGATGAGATTGACAGCACCCATTCATCGGTGTGCAATTGGATAGGTGGCAAAATGGTGCCAAATCTTATCACGGCATTGAGAATTTGTAAAATGTTGGATATTGATGCAAATCAGATAATTAAATAGATATGGCAAAGCAAACAACGGCGGTAGAATGGTTGGTTGAAGAATTAGCTAAAAAACATAATTATTTTCAAGCATTAATTTTTTATCATGACAATAATGAAGTAATTAAAAAAGCCAAACAGATGGAAAAAGATCAAATAGAAATGGCACATTACCACAACAGGTGCATTGATGATCAATCATATGATTGTACAATGAAGGCATTTTATGATGCACAGGAATACTACATCGATAATTATGAAAACTAAACCAATAACCGACATATGAAAAAGAATTTGATTTTAAGCGCAGTTTTTATCACGATTGGATCAATTGTATGTATTGCAATTAATCAGTTCAGAAAATCAAAGAATGGTGGCAAAAAACAAGTAATTGCCAAACGTTCTGAATTTAGTCAGGCATTTATGATGGATACCTTTGAACCCATTGAGGATTTTGAAATGATTTATTTTGATGATCACAGGGGATTAGTTCAAATTAAAACAAAGAAAAAATGAGTATTTTAAAAAAAATGAAAAAGCAATGGTATTTGCTTAATAAAGATAATTATGAGGTTATTAAGCAAGAAAAAGAAAGACAACAGGTCATAAATTTTTTTAAGGATTTAGGCAAAATTTATAATATTAAACCTTATAAAGAATGAGAAACGAACACGAACACAGATTGCAAACGGTATTGGCTAAATATCTTGATGGATATGATGGCAAATATCAAGTTTATTCAGATGGAACAATTTTAAGTCTTAAAAACAACCATTTGAAAATGCGTGAAATACCGTATAAAATGAATCAGCGATTAGATAAAAATGGATATTTAACCGTTTGTATTAGTCACAAATCATATCACAAACCAATAAAGGTTCATAGATTGGTGGCATTATCATTCATTGAAAATCCAAATAATTACCCAATTGTAAACCACAAAAACGGAATTAAAACAGATAATCGTGTTGAAAACTTGGAATGGTGTACAAATGATTATAATATGGCCCATGCAAAGCAAAATGGATTAATAAAGTCAGGTGGTGAATGTTATTCGGCACAAAAGATTGTTGATACCAAAACAGGCAAAATATATGGATCTATAAAAGAGTTGTGGAATACCATAAATTTCGAGTTTAATTATGACAGATTGAGATATTTAATTAAAACCAATAAAACACAATATCAATATGCGTAATCAACATGAACACATTTTGCAGACAGCAATCGCAAAATATTTGGATTGGAATAATTACACATTCTTTGCAATCCCTAATGGCGCACTACGTTCCAAAGCAGTTGCGGCCAAATTAAAGGCTGAGGGAGTGAAAGCCGGTGTGGCTGATTTATTAATCCTATTGCCAAATCAAACGTTTCACGGCCTATTTGTTGAAGTTAAAATTGCAGGCAATTATCAACAGCCAAACCAAAAGGATTTCGAACAGAAAGCAAGGGATTGCGGATATGAATACATAATTGTGCGTTCATTGGATGAGTTGATTGAAAAGCTAAAATACTATGAGGCGCAACGATTCGTGGAACAGGACAAAATTAGTGCTGCATATCGGTCAGGATACATTGATGGCAAACTTGAAAATCAAATGACAATACGATGACACCAAAACAAAAAGCAGTTGAATTAATGACAAAATTTGTAGGATTTTGTACAGAATTTCATCCTAATGATACATCAATGGCAAAAGAATGCGCATTGATTGCAGTTGATGAAGTTATAAAAGAATATGGGACATATTATAAAATTAACATTGATGATAAATATGTTTCGTATTGGCAAGAAGTTAAACAAGAAATAGAAAACCTATGAACATAAATCGCCAAAAGGCCATTCAATGGGCCAATGAAAGAATTGCCGATCCAAATTTTAGTGAACAACCAATCCGTGTGAACGCATGGGAACTGATTCACAATCCAAAATTGTTTCTGGAAACCTGTGTGGCCCGGCTTACCTACGGATCAGAAAGGGAAAAAATTGTAGTTTATAACCGTGTGCGAAATTTTAAAATGTTTTATAATGAACTTAATAAATGACAATGAAATATTTGTGCATGGTGACATCAAATGTTCCGATGGATTAACGCATGAGGATGCAAGCGAATTGATTCAAGAAATACAGGAATTGATGATATTCCATAAAATTGTGAAAATTGATTTGTGTATTGATCCATACAAATTTCCACGTGAATTGTTGGACATAGGCAAACCATAAAAATACAAGGCAATAAATGTCCAGAATTAACAAAAAAACAAACCGATGAAAACTACAAAAGACAAAATACGTTTATTAACATTTTTTGCATTGTGCCAAAATATGTTGGATTTCATTGATGGATCGTGGCACGGCCATCCGGCAAACAAACAGGCCGTGAAGATGGTGACAAAGCAAATGATCAGGGAGTTGGAAAAAACAATGGCAGTTTTATTCCCTGCAAACAAAAACGATGATCCGGATTTGCCTGATGCGTTGGATACATTCCAAAATGCCTGCACAGCAATGGAGTCATTTTTTATGCTAGGGATGGAAATGGATCAAATGGATCAAACAAAGAAAGATTCATTGAATACACAAATTAATATTTTACTAAAATCATATGGGATTGATACTTGGGAAAAACCAATGTCAAACCTATGGAAAGATTAATTAATTTTGTTGTGCAGTTGGGTGATGAATAACTGCCGGATCAAAAGCACATATTTACCTAATCAATACAAAATGACAAATGAGAGCCGTGAAATGGTGGATCATCCGCAACATTATCAATCTAATGGAGGCATCGAGGCAATTGATGTAATCGAAGGGTTTAGCCTGAATTTTAATTTGGGGAACGCAATCAAATATATTTTGAGAGCCGACAAAAAAGGCAACAAGAAACAGGATTTGGAAAAATCCCTATGGTATATCAAACGAGAATTAGACAAATTTCAGGGATGATTGAAGAAATAAACATCAAATTGGTAATTCCACATCCAAACAATCCCAGATTGATTCGCGATGATAAATTCAAAAAATTGGTGAAGTCCATTAAGGAGTTCCCTGAAATGTTACAATTGCGCCCTATCATCGTGGATGATAATTGTGTTGTATTGGGTGGAAATATGAGATTGCGAGCCTGTATTGAAGCCGGATTGAAACGTGTGCCGATTATCAAAGCATCAGCATTGACAGCCGAACAACAGAAACGTTTTATCATTACCGACAATGTGGGATTTGGTGAATGGGATTGGGATTTGTTGGCTAATGATTGGGAAATGGCTGATTTAGAAGATTGGGGATTGGATTTGCCGATTTATAAAGAATTAGGCGAAGATTTACCGGTGGATAATGAGAATGATCCAAAAGATAAATTTGTGATTGAGGTGTCGTTTGAATCTGAGGAACAAAGGCAAATTGCATACAAACATTTCATTGAAAATGGACTAAATTGCTTTTGCAAAAAATAAATTATGGCAGTACCTAAAAGTGTGACAAAACTGAACAAAAAACGTATGTTGGAGGCCCTTGAAAAGTCTTTGGGCATTGTCACATCCGCTGCAAAGATTGCAGGGATACACAGGGCGCAGCATTACGAATGGATTAATATTGATCCAGAATATAAAAAGGCAGTTGATGATTTGGCCGATATGACATTGGATTTTGCTGAATCGCAGTTGCATAAGCAAATCAAAGATGGCAACACAACAGCCACCATTTTTTATTTAAAGACCAAAGGCAAAAAGCGTGGATACATTGAACGCACGGAGGTTGTACACGAAACCGGCATAGAATCTGCCATAATAGAATGGACACCGGCACAAATCGAAAACGAATAGCGCAGAAATGCAATATTCAGTTTTATCAGACATTAAACAGCACCAAAAGAATCAAAGTTCATCAGGGCGGAACACGTTCGGGAAAAACTTATGCCCTGTGCCAATACCTAATTTATAAAATGACATCATCACAGAAACCGTTGGTGATTTCGATTGTCCGTAAAACATTGCCGGCATTAAAAGGATCGGTGATGCGTGATTTTCTCGAAATATTAGACACGTTGGGCATTCTTTATGTGGGCCAACACAACAAATCCGAAAACACATACACGTTTGGCAATCACGTTGTTGAATTTCTTTCAGTTGATGAGCCACAAAAAATCAGGGGTAGAAAACGCAATATTTGCTATTGTAACGAGGTAAACGAATTAGATCACGAAGATTTTCGGCAATTATTAATGCGTACAACGGATGAAATGATTTGCGATTTTAATCCATCCGATCCTGTGCATTGGATTTATGATGAGGTCATCACACGTGATGATTGTGATATGTGGATCACAACGTATTTGGATAATAAGTTTTTGCCGGCTGAGTTGGTGAAAGAAATTGAAAGATTAAAAGCGAAAGATCCGGATTATTGGAGGGTGTACGGTGAGGGAAAACGTGCGGTGTTTAGTGATCGCCAGATATTCCCTAATTGGCAATTCATTCCAAAGGCAGAATTTCCTGAATTTGATGATGTGTTTTATGGCCTTGATTTTGGATTCAGTCACGATCCAACGGCCATTGTACAATTAGCAAAGGTTGGTGATAAATTGTACATCCACGAAATTATGTACAAAAAGGGAATGACAAACCGGGATATTGCCGATTTTCTAAAAGAAAAAAAACTAAATGAACACATAATTTATTGCGAATCAGCCGAACCAAAATCAATTGAGGAATTGAGGCAGATGGATATTTTGGCAGTTCCTGCAATAAAAGGTGAGGGATCAATAAAGGCCGGAATTAGTTTATTAAAGGAACACGAAGTGATTTGTTCATCTGAATCACAGAATTTGCAAAATGAATTTCAGTTTTATTTCTGGGAGCAATTGAAAGATGGAACGATTATAAATAAGCCAATAGACAAACACAATCACCTAATGGATGCAATTCGATATGGGGTTTATACTAAATACAAAAACCGTTCTGATTTTTTTGTAGTTTAATTCGTTATTTTTGAGAAAAAAAAGCAATACAAATGGCATCAATCATTGATACATTCAAACAATCCATTGCCAAAGCATTATCAAGCGGCACAAACGAGGCATACAATAAACTGATATACAC